TATTTGTGTTATTTCTTTTGCTAAAGCCATTATTCTGGTACGTTTATTGCACTTTCAGATGCAATGTCAAATTGTAAAGGTTCACCATCTAATACTCTAGGTATTCTTATATAGTCACCATCGTTATCTAGAATATCTACTCTATAAATTTTATTTACACCCATATCTTCCCCAACAGAATCAGTAGACCCATCTCCGATAGCATAAAACATTTTACCTGATTCTACATCTATTTTAGCAGATACTGCTTTTTGAGAATATTGACCAATCTCATTTACTGCGTCATTAATTAAAGACATAATATATGTTTCAGGTGCATCTGGAAATACTTGCCTTATCCTACTGATGATTTGCTTTACTGTAAGTTCATGTATTGGATGTGACATACTACCTCACTAACTGGGATAACCCAGCTTTATAATCTTCTTTTAACTGATTTATAATCGGAATATACAACTCTATATCCTCTTCTCCACTATATAATGCTTCTAAACTTTTTATTGTAGCATATAAAACTACCAAATACTCTGCCTCAATAGGGAAGTTAGATATAGCACTGTCCCCAAATGCTACTGTTGGAAAAATAACATGAAGTACCTTAGCGTTTTCTGATGCAGTAGGGGTTGGATAAACCTCTAATGTATTATCATATACCAAATACGCTGGATCTGTTTTTGTCGCAAAATCCATATCGCTAGAGTCTTGTATCTTACCTCTTTTATAATTAGGCACATACCTACAAGGCTGCTCAATATCATTAGAACCATTACCCTCAGCTCTTAAAGCGGCTAGAACCACACCTTTTTGATTAATATTTGTTAGTGTAGTTGTAGAGTTATCTAATGTAGCAATATCTGCACAATCTTCTAATAAACTCTTTGGTAATGTATTTATTATTTCTTTAGCACCATCAGTTAAGAATTGAGTAAGCTGTGCTTGAGTAGGAGTACTACTTCCATCTATAGCGATAGAAGCTAGTGATTCTACTTGTGCTTCAAATGTTGCCATTATATCTTAACTGGCTTTCGCAAAGCTTCCATTACTGGATCTTTACTCTTTAAAACTTTTACTATTTTTTTCTTAGTAGCTTTCTTTTTAGTCGCCATAAAGTCTCTGTCTCATTTCTTTTGTATTTTGATCAATACTCTGTACAGACATTTCCACATCTGTTCTTTTACCCATAGCGGACATCATATACATATTGGTAGTAAACTTACTTTTCGAAGCTTTCTTTCCACAGCTTTTACAATAAAACCACCCTTCTTTATTAGGATGGTTACAGTGTATACATTTCTTTTTCATAGTTTTTCCTTTTATAGTTTTGGGGAAGAACTTTTATTGAACTTCCCCACAGTACTATAAACTGTTATCCTTATGTATTCGGATTAAATGATAGAGTATTCAATTTGAAGACTGAATCTTCCAGCAGTTCCATCAGCATTTAAAGTTGTTGTAGCACAAGCGTAAACATTAACTAAGCTTGTGGCAACAGCTATATGCGGAGAAGCATAAGTTATACCAGCTGAATTAAAATTTAAATCAGCTTCAGTATAACCAGTAGTCGCCCCAGATCCATCAGGTGCAACCATACTAGCACCTGCTCCAAATATCTCTGTACCACTAGATACAGCTCCATTTTCAGCAGAACCTGATGTTGCACTTAACTGAATATTACCTATTAAGGTTTGACCAGCCGCAGTTGTGCATGAAAAAATACATTTTTCAATTAGTATTTTCTGTGCAGAACCTAAGCCACTAGGAACACTAACATCTAGTGCACCTAGTTCAACCATAATATCATTATCAGCATACTGAGTATCAGCAGCAGTGCTTCCAGCTAATGATCCAGCAAAAGAAACAACTTTCTTTACACCAAGATCAACAACTTCTTTAGCTGCTGGTTCAAACTGTAAATGATTACTACTATTTTTATTTAAGACATCACTTCTCATCTTAGACTCCTTCTAGGTTGTATAATGCGTGAGACTCAGCTAGAGTAACTTCTAGACCTGCTTCAGTTAAGATCATATCTTTCCTAAGATCTTCATCAGCAGACTGTACGTTAGTCATTACTTGTGTATCACGATTAATACCGTTACCAATTAAAGGTCTGTAAGCTAGTTGACTCATATCAGCCATTAGCATGAAACCAGAAGCTTGACCTCTAAATAGAGGCTCTTTAACTAGGTTTAGTCTTCCATGAATAGTATCAATAACCATTATACTATGACCAAAAGCACCTTGTCTTTCAGACATATTATAACGCATTGGAGATTGATTTGGTACATCATCATTTGCAAGAGCCTCATTTGAGTTGTAAGATAAAGAGCTACTTAAAAAAGCATCTTTACCCATCTTGTTGAAGAATGTAATTACTGGTAATGAGCATAGAACTAGCTTGTCAGAAGCACCACCACGAGCCGGATCAAAAATTACTTCAAGATCACTAAGTAATCTGTCGTAAGTCATCTCAGACTGTGCTACGCTCCTATGATAAGCATTTCCAGAAGCATAACTAAAAGCACTATCATTTACAATAGGGCTTGTATTCTTCAGGATATGTCCTACTAGACCTTCAGTGTACTGAATGCCGCCTACACGAGCTTTTTGACCGAAGAGCATAGCTCTTTCAATGTCAACTTTATGCTCACGAAGCTTTGACGCCCAGATACGACTCCACTCATCGGGATAACCACGATAGCGTGTAGCGTATGCTGTATTTGTCATTTCAGCAGCTGTTTTAAAGATCTGAGTGTAACCAAAACCATCTTCTAATTCACTTGACCAAACGTCTGGAGAACCAGAACCTTCTTCAAATGAAGTACCAATGATTTGTGCTACATCGTTATTTGCAATGCTATTACTCCCACTAGCTGCTGACACATCAATTACTTTTCCAGAAAAAGATGAATCGCTTGCTGCGTGAGAAATTGAACCGTCTACTCTTACTAATGCTTGACCGTATCCCGCTGTAGAATCAACTGTTCCTACAGAGAAAACCATTCCTTTGACTAAATATTCAACAGCCGCACCGCCAGCAGTATCTACAGTAAATGAATACGAAGAACCTGCGGCAACAGTACCGACTGCACCTTTAATCAGAAAAGAACGATCTGAAAAACTGATTTTATTTCTGTTTTCCAAGTAACGGAACACTGGGTCGTCGGTAGGAGCTTTAGCGACTTTATTCAAGTAAACGAAGAATGGTGATTCTTCCGGAGTTAATTCAGCAACTCTGTCGCCAAAATTAAAAATCCGTCTTGCGTCGGGTCTTTGTCCTACACCTGCATCAGAAGTTTGAGCAGTAATATCGCTGGACTTTAAAGATCCAGTATTATATGATATTGCCATTTATATACCTCTTAGTATGTGTTATTATTATGGTAAAGCTGCTCCAGCACCTGTTCCCATGATGCTTTCAAAGACTTTATCCGAATCCGTTCTAGGGGATTGTGGAGCTTGTCCTTGTAAGACACCAGCAGTTCTGGGTGCTTGTTTAGCTGCATTTACCGCTTCCATTGTATCGTTATTAGCAACAGAATTACCGTTTTGCATCTGCCAGAGCTTTACTAGGTTATTTAAACCTACTTGTTCTTTTGGTTTAGTAGTGAACTGCATAAAGTCTTGAATGTCATTATCTGACATCTTATAATTTCTGCGTAACTCACCAACTGTATTTTGCAGTTGCATTTCAGCCTGCATCTGTTGCTGTTGTTGGGCTAACCTTTCAGATACTAACTGATCAACTTTACTTGTGATCTTTTGATCAACAAATTTACCTGATTCAGAAGTGTCATTTGTAAAGGCATCCCAAGGATTAAAGTCATCTACTGCGGGAGCTACTTCTTGAGTGCTCTGGTTTTGACCTTGTGGATTAGCTATACCGTCTTCAAGAGTTCTTACAAGATCAGGTCGCTGCTCTAGTAGTTGAAGTAATTGAGCACCTTGTTGCAGTTTAGAATTTTCGGCTTGTGACCGATCATACATAGACTGAAACTTTTTTGACTCTGCTTCATAATCTACAGCAGGGGCTTGTTCTTGAAACTCCTGTTGATTTGCATCTACCTCTTGTGAGATAGACTGTTCATTGACGATATCTTCCACGAATGATTCATTACCACCTTGTATTCCGCTTTCGATACTTGCTTCCTGTTGTTCTAATGTAGACATATACTCTCCTTAGATGTCTCTTAGGCTTTTGGAGTGGAACTGACTTCTCTCTGAACATCTTTCAGATTGTTTGACAATTTCTCCACCTCGAGCTTCACCTCGTTTTCTAGTTTACTACGTGTTACCCTTCTATCTGCTTTAGATTCAGAATTGACTTCGTTAAGTCTAGATTTAAACTTCTCGACTTCAACTCTTTTTCTATCACTGACAGACTCTCTTTGGGCTGTCTGCAAGTCACCTTGCAAATTCTTTATTTGTTCTGACATAGCTTGCATTTGCTGCTGCATTAATTGTTTCTCTTCAGTCCTACGCATAATACCTTCCTTGTCAAATATCTCTGGATTCTTCTTAAGAACCTCATAACGATCCACGATACCCATTTGAAATGCCTCAAGATACACAGCAAGTTCTGCATATTTACTAGAAGGCATAGTAGAACCTGATTCAATTCTAATATCATGTTGATCTAAAATATGTCTATCTTTCTTTAAGTCTAAGACAGCACCACTAATATCTGTATAGAAGTTAGCCATAACTTCAGTAATGTTATTGTTAGGTTGTGCTAATCTAAAAATCTTTTTATAGGTGTAATGACCCTTTGATAAATTATAAAGAACTTTACCAAGTTTGTTAATACTAAATTCAACATCTCTTAATTTAGATTTAGGTCTTTCACTCCCTAGGGCAATCATTCTTTCTGTTGCTTTATGTGTCTCTGGAGCTTTATCTGCAAAGCCATGCATCATCTCCGGTAATCCAAAAATAAAATCTATATAAAACTCTGACTGTTGTATCAATCTGTAAAACTCACCAGCTAATGGTTGCGGAGATGGATAGTGTGGCTCACCCTGAGATGAATCAACTTCGATTACCGCATTTGGATTAGCCCAGTCTTTTTCTAATTGGTCAATATCATCTACACTACCTAATGGTACTAATAATTTAAGTCCCGCTGACGCTTGGGCATGTGAAAGGGCTAAAGACCATAGCTTATTTAATAATCTCTGCATTGGTCTAGCTCTTGATATATCGCTTTTGGGGTAAGGAGTACCTGTCCAAATATTCGGTAGCGGGACTATAGGATATTCATCTGTATTTAAAACTTGTTCGTATAAAACGATTTCACCCAATGTAGCACATACTTTTATTCTTGTCTGCAATACCTCGATTGCTGTATAAGCACCTATCTCAAACGCTTCTGCATTTTCACTCATCATTTTAGCATATTCTTCTTGAGAAAGTATTTCCTCTTCTTGATTTTGCATATCAATGATTCGGTAAAAAGGAACTTTTATTTTATAAAAGCGTTCTAATATTTGATACTTCTTTACTTGAAAATAATCTTTATCCTTTACTTCCGCTGGGGTAAACACACTCATTGAATTTCTATTTTGAGAAGATGGATAATCCTCATCGTCGTATGTAAACCCAGATATCTCACGAATAATACCCGGTATCTCTTCACCTGTATTTGGATCTACTGTATCATCTAATTCAGGGTAGAGGTTGACGACTTGTTCACCGGTAAGAATGGTAGAAAGGATAAGACCATCCGAATCACCGAACCAACGATCTCTTGAGCTGGGAGATGCGTATACCCTAAAAGGGTCAAGGTAAGTAAACTTGACATCACCTCTACCGAAATCTGATTCTCTATCAATGTAAGCATACAGATAACCCATACCAGTAGTAGCATAGTCTTGTATCGCTTGTTTCATTTGCCAGTCACCATCTGACTTTTGCCAAACATAACCCATGATAGTTCTCCATAAAGAAGCTACCTGTACATCAGAGTCTTCTCTAGGGGTTATGGTAAATGCTGGGGGTCTAGATGTTAATACTGCTTTAAATTTTTCTATTGCAGCCGATACCCTATCCATAGGTATATCCGCTTGATTGCGTTGAGATAATTCATCTGACTCTTCCGCAGTAAAATGATTACCAAGATAAAAGTCTATATCTTTTCTAGCTTCAGTGTCCCACTCAGAACGAGCGTCACGCCATTGACGATATAACTCTTCGTTTTGTAATGCTCGAGGGTCTTGATCCATTAATTACCTTCTGGAAAGTAATTAGGATTTATCATTTCTTCTCTGTATTTATCCATAAAATAGTCTTGCTGTGGTGTATTTCTATAATACATAGAGTCTTGAGGGCTTCTTTCTATCTTTTCCGATAAAGAATCCAATCTTAATCTTTCTAAAAAGTTTTGCATCTTATCCCTAGTCAACTCTTCATTTTCCATTTCTAACTCACCCCTTAATGAGTTCATGTAATCACCAGACTGACCCCAATTACCAGTTGCTGGTGCTTGGTTAGGTCTCTGATCGAAAGGTACAAAAGGACTAGGTTGCTCTTGCTGCATCA